TCATGCGCGCGGCCTCTTCGATCAGGCTGGCCACGTCCCAGGCGCCGTTGGCCTCGCCGCCATAGCTGTCCAATCGCAGCAGGATCCCCCGGACCTGCGGGTCGGTGGATGCGTCGAGGATTTCGTTTCCTAATTGCTCATACGAGGTGAGCCCCGATTGCGCCTCCATGCCCGAGGCGCGATTGACGAGGCTGCCTGAGACTTCGATCACGGCGACGCCGGCGTCCGTCACAGCGTACGGTTTGCGGGCACGCTGCTCGGTGAGCAACGCCGCTTCGACTGCGGGCGGCTCCAGCCCCAAGCGTGGCGCGAGCACGGCCAGGACCGCCGCCAGCTTCTTCGAGTCGATCATCAGCGGCGTGTGGAACACGCGCGAAGCAATGTGCGGAAGATTCGTCATGGGGTCTCGTTCACAGCGGCCGGATCCGCCGCCCGCTGCCCGTTGCTTGTGGTCTTGCGCGGATCGGAGTCAAACGTCAGGCCAAGCGAATCGGCGCGCGCATTGTCTGCCGCCGTCTGCCGGTCGACGTCCTCCTCGTCGTAGCCCATCTCGTTGATGACGGCGCTGCGCGGCTTGAAGCCCGCGCGCACGGCAAGGATCTCGGCCTTGATATCCTTCAGCGGATCGACCCATGCCCAGGACGGCGGCCGCCACTCGACGTCAAGGTAGCTCTCGGGAGCCCGAGCATAGTCGCGCGCGTCGATTGCGCCGGCCAGTAGAGCGGCATCGATCCAGGCTTGCCACACCGGGCGGCAGAACTGGTAGACCAACACCTGGTGCTGAAACTGCTCGCAGTGGCGCCGAAACTCGAGCAGTCCCGCACGGATCGAGGAATAGTTCACCCGCTCAAGATCTCCGGTGAGCTGCTCGTAGGTCACACCCAGCCCCGCAGCGATGGATCGCAATTGCGCCCGCAGGAATTCGGTGTACATGCCACCCACGTCCCCCGGCTCGGCAAATCTCACATCCTCGCCCGGCAGGAGCTTGATCATCGAACCGGGCTCCAATCCGGCCAGCGCGGCGCCCGATTCGCCCCGCTCTGCCTCGGCGGGCTTCGATCCAATCAGCGGATCGTCCGGATTGTTTTCGACAATGAACGCCGCAAACATCGCCGCCAGCTTCTTGCGGACCAGTTCGGCGTCGTCGTACTGGTCGAGCTCGTGCAGCTTCACGAGCACCTGCGCAAGCCACGGCTGGCCGCGGTGCTGGCCCGGACGGATGGGCTTTTAGATGTGCAGCACCGACTCCGCCGGCACGCGCGTCGTCTCGCCGGCGTTGAAAAACATGAGCTTCTCGCCCGGATGCTCGCGGTATAAGTGATAGGCCACGCGGCGGCCGAGGGCGTCAAACTCAATGCCGGCGCGAATGACGTGGCCGTTCGGCAGGTCTTCGTTCTTTGTCAGAGGCAGGTGCTCGGCCTCCAGCAATTGCAATTGCAGCGGGACTGTGAGCCCGTCCTCATCGCGCCGATGCCGGAGCCGCACCAGGCATTCGCCCCCCTCGATCGCAGAGCGGCAAACCAGAGCTTGTAATCCGTAGAAATCTGTCAGGCCATGGGCATCGGCCTCGTCTGTCCAGCGCAGCCAGAGCTTCTGAAGCCGCCGCTTGATGGCCGCGTCGGGGTGTTTAGATTGGGGTTTGATCCCTGCGCCCACCGCATTGGCCACAAATTTCTCGATCGCGTTGGACGCCCAGGCATTGCGCCGAACCATCTCGCGCGAGCGCGACCGTAAGGCGTCGCCCCCCACCGTCAGGAGAGCGTTAATCCCGTCTGTGGAGGCGTACCAACCCCGCGTGCGCCAGCCCGTGGATGCAGTCTCATAGCCCGAGGCGGCTTTCACCAGCGGCGCAAAAGCCGCCAGCATCAGATTGCGCCAATAGCCCATCAGAAACCTTTGGTCGTGTATGCCAGGAGCACGCGCGAGCGCGGCCGCGCCGGATCCGCCGCCGCCAAGGCGGATTTGACCTCGGCGATCGCTTTCTTGAGCTCTTCCACGCTCCGGTACTCGACGCTGCGGCCTTCAAACGACACGCGCAGCATGCCGCTGGCCAGCGCCGCCTCCAGCGCTTCGAGTTGAGTCTGCGAATAGGCCATCCATTACCTCCTCAGCGCTTAATCCAGTTCGAACTCACCATCCGCCGACGAACGTGCCGAATGGGCGGCGAAGCGGGAGCATCCGTCTCTGTCACCGGCGTCGACAAGAGCTGCTCCAACTCCAGCCAGTGCTTCTCCGTGAAACGGTCAATGCCGTAGATCGACGCCGCCGCTCGCGCATACACCCGGCAGTCAAGCGCCTCGTTGCGGCGGTTGGGCGCAACCACCCAGTGGCCCTTGACCAGGCTCTCGGCAGTCAACTGCCGGAAGTACTCCTCCTCGTATCGCGGGAAGTGGCAGTAACCAGCCGGGAACGGCTCGCCGCTCTCTTCCGTGGGCGGCGCGAGGCGCAGACGACTGTAGAGTTCCGACTTCGCCACGGGTGTACCGAGCGTCCACAGCCTTGTGCCGCGCCGGCGGCTGGAATCCACCGGCGAAGCGCCCAGCACCAGGCGGTCCGTGCGCGCCGTGCCTTTGATGGCCACGGCGGTCTTGGGGCTAGGCGCCCGTGCGCCGGCCGGACCCCAGGAGGCTTGCGGATGCTGCTGCACCCACTCATAGGTGAGGTGCGGGTTGAACCCCGAGTCCACGCACAATACCCGGATCGGCAACCGCAGGCCACTGGCGTGCGGAAACTCCTCATCCAGTAGCGCACTGAGCTGCCGCCATACCTCGGGCCGCGCCGTGTCGCCCATGAGCACCCGGTAGTCCACCGACCAGGATTCCTTGCCACGCCCCCACGCCACCACTTCAACTTCAATGCGGTCCCGTTGGACGTCGGCGCCAGCAGTAAGGAACAAACCCCCGCGCGGGACGTTCCCGATCGGGTAGTCCTCGCGCCGGTCATAGAGCGGCTGCCAGTCAGGTGCATCGCCGCGATCCTGCCACGACTCGCCCAGCACCAGGTTGACGAACGACTTCAGACGCTCGACGTCCTTCTGTGCCTTCTCCCAGTCGTCCGCGGCGCGCTCCCAGGAGTACCAACCGACCGGGCTGTACAGGCTCGACAGATGATAGCCGCGCGTGCGACCGTCGCCTTCCGCCGCCGGCCGCCACTCGCCCCGCGCGAGCATGGCGTTCTTCTGGTGATTGAAGATGGCCTGCTCACAGGCTATGCAGTGGTAAGCGGCCTTCTGCGGCTCACCCTTGGGCCAGCGGAGCCGCTCGAACTTCAACACCTGGAACTCGCCGCAGTGCGGGCACGGCACCCAGTAACGCCGCTGGTCGCTCTCCTGGTATGCCGCCTCAATCCGGCTCCATCCCGTAATGAGCGGCGTCGAGACCATGAACACCTTGCGGCGCGAGAAGGTGCGCGTGCGTGCGAAGGCCAGGTTGATGGGATCGCCCTCGCCGTCGACGTCCCCTGGGTAGGCGTCGATCTCATCGAGAAACAGATACCGCACGGCCATCGAGCGCAGCCCCACGGCGCTGTTCGCTCCCGTCATCACCAGGACGCCACCGGGGAATTCCTTCGACAGAACCGTGTTGCCGGAGTCGCGCGAGCGCGGGCTCTTCACGAGTTCCCGCAGCACGTCGCTTTCCTCGATCAGCGGATCGATGCGCTGCTTCGAGTTCCGCTTGGCCAGCTCGACGGTGGGCTGCACCACCATCATCGGCCCGGGCGATTTGTGGATTACATAGCCCACCCAGTTGTTGCCGCACTCGGTGCCGCCGATTTGTGAGCCCTTCATGAAGACCACCCGTTCCGCCGGCGACGACGGCGACAGAGAGTCCATGATCTCCCGCAGGTACGGGGTGCGGTCCGTGCGCCACGGTCCCGGCTCGGCCGCCGACTTACCCGACAGCCGCCGGTATCGGTCGGCCCACTCTGACACCGTCAGCACCGGGTCCGGCCGGAGCCCGGCGTTGAACGCCGCGTTGTAGATCTCAGTCGCTGTTTGGGCCGGCAAGGGCATCCAGGGCCATCCGAATCTCGTCGCTCAGCAAGCGATGCACTTTGTCCACGTCGCTCTCGGCCGCCAGCGTCGCCGCCAAGCG